TTATCTATAAATATCGCTGCTTTTTCATTCCATCCATCGAGATATTTAGGATCGGCTTTAAGAGCTTCATTGCAGCTTTTTAATGCGTTCTCATAATCCTTTGATTTTCTAAAAGCTACAGATTTATCAATGTTTTTTTTGTTTACAATTACAGGATCGGTCTTTTTCGTTACTTCAGACTGATTAGGTACAACGTAGGGAATATCAGGTTGTATAAAAGGTTGCGATGGTGGTGTATAAAATACAAAATCTGGTCTAACGTAAGGGGTAGATTCTGGAATTGTTGTAAATGATTTATCTAAATTTGTTATCGCAGGGCCATACCTAGAACTATTAGCAGTCCAAGTTGTATAATTAACGCTAGATGCTGTATTTCCTATTGAATTACAAGGAGGATTCATAAACATATCGTTTTTACCACAACTTATTGTTATGGTTGGTATCTCACGTTTCATAAATAATTACCTTATTAAAAAAATATTCTAAATATAAATTATTAAATTTTTATTAACTTTTTGTATTGCTCTTCCGATATTATAAAAACAGTATTGTTTTTATATTGAATAGCTTGGATTTGAAGTAGAGCCTTGTTTATGATGATATCTAGGAATAATCTTGCGTCATTACTTGGCAATTGTTGAAGAGTGTGTAAGTCAAAATCGTATCTGTAATTAGTCATAATCAACCTCTTAGCTTATTAAAATAGGTGCTAGGGGCTACAAACAGTCATTTTAAAAAACAACTACTTACTGCCTTCATGCCAGAGACACTTATAACAGTAAACCCCCAGCATAAAGCAAAAGGCTAATAGATTGATTTTGTAATGATGGTTTGTAGTCATCACTAACAGCCTTCAAGTTAGTAGAAACTACGATTATTATCAAGAGCTATTTATTTTCATAATTTATACCTTCCTCATAATCTTCTACTCTTAGTGGCAGACCTAAATTCTTTCCCAGTTTCCGAGTAGGCACTACTAACGCCATCGCTTCAAAGTGCGTTACCCATGGTGAATCTGGCTTATGCGAACTACGGGAACACTCCATACTCTCGTTAATCTCATCCCTAAAACACACTCTTATTTGTGCCTCACCTGATTTAAGCTTTACTACTCCATAAGTTGCAACAAGATTATCCTTATGCTGCTTCTCTTTAGATGGAATATGCTTAATATTAGGATTCATCCCAAGTTCGTATTCAAAGAAATCGTCCTTATAAACTCCGTAAGAGTAAACATTAGAAACTAGCGGGTTGTTAAAAAGCAGTTTAAGCCATCCTCTATACCCTATTTGCAAGTCAATTGTTGACTTATAAGGAATAAGCCAAGCTTGTCCTAGTGAAGAGGCGGGGTCTAGTCCGTACTCACAGCATTTATAAAAAGCATTTACTATCGATAACTGACTACACGCTCTTAGCTTGTCATTGGTATTGATTTCCCATGCAAAAGACCTAGCCAGCTTTTCAAAAAGTAAGGTATTGTTATTTAAAAACGGCAATAATTTGTCTTTCCTTGCACTACAGAGTTCATATATTCCGTCTTTGGGTTTGGGTACTATTGCCGCAACTTTATCCTGCTCTATAACCTCCACAGACGCTTCTTGAGCATTTAAGTCGGTATTTAAGCTAAGATTATCTATGTTTGTATTATTTAGCTCCCTTTGGGCTTTATTTTCGTTTTGCGAGTTTTCTACTTCATAAACCGACATCGCCGTTTGATATAATTCTTCGTTGTGTTGATTTCTTGCATGTATTGCTCCGCTCATTTCATCCTCCTATAATTTGTAGAATTCTATATGTATTATCGTTTGAGTATTCCCTGTAAAGCTGGGGCATTTCTTGCTTTAATGCACCAGTATCAAGTCTGGTAGCAGTTCTTTCCTTTAAAGCTACTTTGCAAAACCCCGCATCAAGAATACCCGCATCACCCATAAAATTTTGGATTTCAATTTTTAGCTTCTCTTCTCGTTTCTCAAGTTCCTTACGTTTTATTGCCGCCTCTTGCCATATACAAATCTTTTCCCTTATACCGCTGTCGGCTTTAATCGTTTTGGCACTCTCTAACTTAGGATAAACTTCTTGCAATTCAGCAGGATTAGAAGGAGCAGGAGGAATACCTGCTACAATGTGATTGTTCCAGAAATCTATAACCGCTTGCCGAATCCGAGCCTCATATTCCAAGTCTCGCCAGTAAGTAAAACAGGCATATTGCCAATTGCTGAATAACACGGGAACGTCTACCCTTTCGGCATTTGTAAGCATGGCGTAATATGCAACCTGTGTTCTATAGTACTCGGGTATTCCTTCTTCCCACTTAGCAATCGGGCATTTAGTGGACTTAGCCTCAACGATTACATTTTCACCGACAACTTTGGCATCTATATTACCACGCATAAACGGATACTCGGGGTCGGTAAAGGGCGGTATGTTAGTTTCAAGAGCGCAGTTATTTACTTCGCTGTATTCCTGCAATATATACTTCTCAACTCTAACACCTCGTTTTAAATCTTCGCTTTCCTCCTCATAAATAACCTCTGGATTCATCTTGTCTCTGTAAACATCTAAAGGCGTACACCATGGTGACAAACCCATGATAGGGGCAATGTCACTACCTCCTATTCCAAGCTTGCGTTCAAGCAAAAAAGTTTCTCTATTACTCATTTGCAGGCCTCCATTCTACGTTCTTCAATATCACGCCATCTTTGCACGTTTCTTGAATTTCGGCGGTAAGATTTACCCTATCATAACCATTTAATTCCCCGATCATGTCGGGGTAATCGTTACATTTAACTAAAAGTGCTTTCTCGGTAGTAAAAACATAATAAGGCTTGTATTTAATCGCCACGTAATGACTAAATATTGCCTTAAAGTGCTGTTTTCCCTGTGTTTCTTTATTGGAGGTAGTCATACCGCTACCCTCCGAGAAGAATAGTAATCGCTACGCAATTTGCTAGTTTCTCCCCAGTATCTACATCTTGCTTCCTCTAGTTCTTGTTCTAACGCCGCAGGATCGTAAATCTTAATGTCCCAAGAAATGTCCCATCTTTTTGCTTCATCAAGTAAAAACTCGTATTGGTCAATCTTTCTGCTTAATTGATGGTAATCTACGCTGCTTGCATCAAACGGAATGTTATATTTTCTAGCTCTTCTTGCTTGTTGCTTGGCAAATGTTTGTTTAAGATGTTTTCTTGCTTCTTCTATTTGCTCGTCAAGAGATGCGAGCCTTGCTCTCTCTCCAAACCTTGCAAAAGTTTCTTTAGCTGACTGTAATAGCTCTACGCTCTCAACTTTAGCCTCATGAAACTTAGGAGTTTCGGTTATGTTAGCTGGCAACTGATCTATTATTTTTTTTAGGTTTTCTTCAGATTGTTTCCTTTCTTCAAAAATTCTAATAGCTTCTTTTTTAGTCTCTAAATTTTTTAAAATTTGTAAAGCTTCTTTAGCCTTAGCAACGCTAAAGTCTTCTAAGCTTGATAAACTGTTAAATACGGAATTAATATTGGTGTGATTTGATGCCCCAAAGATTGTATCTTTACTTAAGGCGGAATTGTTGCTATTATGCATATAATTCTCCTGCAAAGGTTGAGTTGATAAAGTTGAGAATATCTAGACCTGTGAAAGTAAGAATATTCTCAACAAGTAATACACAAAAACGTCTTAAGCTCTAACTTAAGGCGTTTTTTTATGCCTTACATTATAGATTAGTATAATGTATGGAAATTATATTGTCAACTTTATTTTCAAAAAACTTCAATTGTTTTTAAGGGTGATTTTAGCAACATGAAAAGTATCGTAATACTCCTTCATTTCTTGTAATTTCTCAGGGTTTAATCTAAATAAGGATATTTTCCTTCCAGAAGTTTTTATTACCTCAATAAATTGGTCTTTAATAAGATATCTCATACAATTATATACACCTTGTCTAGAAACTTTAGACAGTTCTGATAGAGTGCTAATAGTAAGTTTAGCAGAACAATCTTGTCCAGCTGCGGCAATAATAGTTTTTAAAATAGCCCGTCCTTGGACAGTATATACGTCGTAATATGCAGCGGCCCTTAAAAGGTCATCTTTGTCTTTCATTCAAATTTTTTGAAAATAAAGTTGATATTTTTAATTAATATACTATCGTTAACATGTCTTGGTA